TCCTACAGCAATATGTGTAAAAGTTGTTGGATTTGCTGACGATTCAAGATTCGAGCCAACACTAACTAATTCAAAATTATAAGTACCTTCTAAAGAATCTAATATTTGAAATTCAGGAGTTCTTGATCTTAAAGTTTTGAAATTACCATCATCAACTTGGTATTTCAATTCATATTCAATAGCTCTCGGAACAGAATTAAAATCTATATTTAATCTCGTTCTTGCTCTGTTACCTTCTGTGAAAAATTCTTCAGTAACAACAGGAGCACCAGGAGCAGGAACAGGTTCATTTAATATTGTTATATTGCGGACAGGCAGTGCAGATCCATCTTCTATAAATGCAAACTTTCCTGAATTGTAAGCCGTTCCAACAATCGCATAGTTATCCTTATCTTCAGTTACACTTACGACTCTCCATTGAGTAGTCTGTAAAGTTGTATTTTCAAGTATCCAAACACTGTTTCTATTAGGAGCAGAAGAAAAAGCAGATGATACTGTAATTACAGCACCAGAAATACTACTTACATCTCGTTTTTCTACAGTGCCGTTAGGCATAACAACACTTACTGTTGCGTTATTCGTGGCATCTAAATCGGTTTCTGCTGTGTCATCAACAGTGATAGTTGTAGTTGTAGCAGCACTAATGCGACCACCTCTTCTTAATCCTGCTCTTACTGGATCGCTTACTTCGATAACTTGCCCTGGTCTGACAACTACACCCTCGCCTATGCCTGTAGTAAAACTTATTGTTTCAGTAGAGTTTTGCTCCTCAAACAAGATAAATCTTCCTAATCTTCTTGCTTGGTTTCTAGAAGTACAACCAAAACCCGTTACTTTTTTATGAATAATTCCATATTTGTTTTTAGCAGCAGTATCTTCTACAGTTTCAAAATCTGGTTCTTGATTATTCATATCAAAGTAAGACACTGAAACAACAGTTGATCTTGTTTTTAAACTCGTACCAGAATATATAAATCCTTCAGAAGTTATATTAGAAAGATTAAATAAGTAACTAGCATCTGTAGGTCTATCTTGAGTTAGTGTTAAAGATCCTGCACCCCAAAATGTCATAGCTCTCATCACAGAACTAAGAGCCATTACTGTTTTAAAAGCATCTGCTCTTTGATTCAGAACAACATTACAGCTAAATCTAGGTTCTTGACCTCCTTGACCATCATCAACTAATGCAGAAGCATAGACAGAAGCACTATAAAAAGAATATTTATCTAGTTGAGCTTCAGTAATATGTTCTCCTAGTCCATATCTACTATTTGTTATGAGATCAAATAAAATCCATGCAGGATCAGTTGTCCAATGTGTAGTTGTAGTAAGCGTTCCATTAAAAGTACCACTATAAATTAATCTTCCATTGGTTTGATCTACAGTTGCATTATGAGGAATCTTAACTTTTACTCCACGAATCCTATATAAACGTCTTGGGATACTAGGAAACTGTTCTGCGTCAAAACGTAAGTAAGTATGAGCTACATTTGGATATGGTCTTTGTTCATCTATTATTTTTGTAAAAGATGCCCACCTAAATGTATCGGTTATTTTTTCATCATTAGTATCAGCAGTGTCTCTACCAACTGTTATTGAAATTGGAAAAACTGTATCTTCTCTTAAAGTGATTCTAAAATCCCTAGAATACGCACTTCTTGATTTACCCCTAACACTAAAGGCAGATGTTGGTACTGTAAGTAAGTTTAAAAATCCACCAGGACCAGTACCAGTAATTTGATTCTTATCAAAACGAGTTGCTCTTCCATTATTTTCAGTAATTAATACAAATACATCGACTTGCCTTCCTACATTTTTACCTTCATCATTAATGGAAACTAGTGCATCAAAACGTATTGTGACTCTAATTTCATCAATATTAGATTCAGCTACTGTTCGGGTAACAGATGCAGCATTAGTTACTGGAGCGTTTACACTAACTTCTGTTTCTATATCACTGACAACGGGTATAGAAGTTTGATTTGCTGTTCCAAAACGAGTTTTAAATAAAATTCTTTGAAAGTTAAAATCAGCATCCGTTATATTACTTGAATCTGCTGATGATTTTACAATAGGTGTTTTGTCTAAAAATATATCTTTTAAAGATGCTTTATTGTAAGCATCAGTTCCTTGAGTAAGTCCTGCTGCTGAAGGAAAACCTTCAATCTCTCCCTCACTTAAAACCTCTACAATATTTACTGCTTGCCTACTTTGTACTGAAGGAGCAGTTAAAGTTACAGTAGGACTAGGCCCCCCAAACCATTTAAAAGGGTTTAATTGAATTTCTTTTCGCCCTGCTCCTATCTCAACTCCAGGTATTTTAAACATTATGTTCCTCCTGAGAAGTCCTCTGTATCAATTCCTGCTGATACTATTATAGATCCAGTGAAAACTTCGCCATAAACTACTGGAATTGCACTTCCAGCATTTATGGTATTTAAAATCCCATTAAAATTAAAACTATTTGGATCATCAAAACTATTATTGTTTGGTGTAGGAGTTAACATTTGTGCTGCTCCCGATAGTGCAAAATATAAACCCAAATTTCCTAATGCAACAGTTAAAGCACTCGCTCCTGCTGATCCTGCAACAAAACCAGTTGCACCTAGAGCGGGTGCTGCACCTGGCAATGCTATGGCAACACCTATAAGAACTACTCCCAATAAAAATCTTTTGAAACCTTTAGCACCAACAGCTACAGGTACTATTTTTATTTCTTGTTGACCGATAGGAGCATCTAAGTCCTTATCAGTTATTTCATAATCCCCAACTTTTACACAATAGTTTTGTTCTATCATGTGCGATTGCAAAGCAGGAAAATTTGCAGTTAAGAATCTAATTGCATCTACTGTGGAATTTATTTCAGCTTCAAAAGTACGTTGTCCTAAGAATCGAGCTAGTCTGCCGTAAACTTTTATTTTACTGAGCATAGCGATACCTCTTCTTTGTACATTCTATCCATTTTTGGTCATAAGTTTCTCTGGAACTAAGTCTTTTCACACAATGTTGAAGGATAGTCTGATCTCCCACATACAAAGCCACATGATCTAACTTGCCTGTATTAGTTGTGTCCATAAGTAAGACATCTCCTATTTCTGTCTCATCATTCTCATCTATCTCTACAAAACCTACTTTAGGTAAACCATATTCAAATAAAGGAGATTCAGAAAATTCTTTTGGGCTTTTAGGTCTTTTCCAATGCTTTATAACTATATTTTTCTTTTGTTTATACCAATCAGTAATTAAACTCCAGCAATCTTGAATATCCCATACCCATTCCCTACCAATTAGACTTTTTTCATACCCAGAAGGTTCAAAATAATACCAATCTGATGTTTCTGGAGTGACAATGTAAAAAGGTAAGTCTAAATATTCACAACTGGCAAGATCAGCCTGGCTAGGTGTAGGAGGATGATTTGGATGACTATGAAATACAGCTACAATTTCGCCCTGATCCTCTGCGTTTATCCAATCGTCAGGATCTAAAACAAATTGATCCTCTAAATCTTCAGCAAGATTTTTACAGGGAAAATATTTTTCTTTTCCTTTATAAACAGCCACTAAACCACAGGCTTCATGTGGTGCATCTTTTTTTGCGTGTTGTAAAGCAATATCTTTCCAAGTCATCCTCTAAACGCTCCAATACCAGGAAATAAATCTTTAGTTGCGATTCTTGCTGGTAGTTTTACATTTACGAGGTCTAATGCAGATTGAGCTTCCCATGTAACCACATTCCTATTTTCAGTGACTTTTCTATCTAAAAAATAAATTTCTTGTGGAAATTCTGCTGTTGGATCAGGTGTACCATAAGGATTTGTATTACCAGTAAAATTTACAGCATCTAAAAAACGTGCCAAAGTTCTTATTCTTGTAAATTTTGCACCATTTAGATCATTACCGACAGTTGTTGTATTAATATCCTGCATTATTGCTGTTATCGTTCCAAAAATATTACTTATCGCAATCTTTGGTCTAGGTAAAGTCCCTGTTGAGCCAAATTCAAAACCAGTACATTCAATGGGAAATCTTAGATAAGAATTACCAGCCCAAACAACTTCTCCGTCTGCGTTCATATTTGCACCATTATGAAAACGATATATGGTGCTTGAACCATGTAAAGCTGCATTTAGTTCAATCGTAAAAAGTTCAATGATTGAGCCAGGATTTATCTCTTGTAGTGCGGAAGTTGGAATTGCCATTAGGGTTCAAATACCTGTTCAAAAGTAGCTGTTACTCTGTTTCTATCAAATTCAAATATTTCTCTAGAAAAACTTTTACATATCCATTTGAATGTTGTAGTCGTATCAGGTGGCGACCAATCAAATGATGCACCATCTTTTCCTCTAGCTTCTAAAAATGTTTCTATTTCAGTAGCATCTTCATCATCAACATTAAAAGTAAGATTCCAAACTTTAGGATCTTGATTCAAACCAAAAGAAGTTCTTTGCTGGTAGCCATCGCCAAACTGTGTAATACGTTGTTGTGGCTGACTACGTTTTGTAGCAGAATATTGTGGATTGTAATCAGGAAAAGTAGCCATTATCTATTAAGTAAACCTCCAGGTCTTTGTTGCTTAACAAGTTCTCCTTGAACAGCAGCAGCTATTAATGTACCAAGTTCTTGTCCTCCAGCGTCATCGCCTTGAACATCTGAGCCTGATGCGTCTACATTAACAACAACACTCGTACTACCGCCACCTCCAAGTTTATTATTTGGCACAATCGTTCCAGAAGATCTTGGTACGAATAACTCTGGGCCTTTCTCTCCTACAAGAAAAGACTTTCCTGATGATACAGGCCCACCACTAGCTTTTTTCCCTCCGAATAGATTACCTAAAAATCCAAATATACCCCCTCCTCCTGTAGGTCCGTCAAACATTTGATCTATTGCTAAATCCAAAAATCTATCAGCAACATTGTTAAGTAAATCTCCAAGAGTAGATGTTCCTTTTATAAGACCTTTTATTCCTTCCTTAATATCACCCTGTATTGATTTTGCAATATTATCGAAAGCTGTTTGCACTGCTTTAGCATTTTTAGCTTGTTCTTTTAACTGTCTATTATTTTCCACGGCACTTGTTATTCTGTTTTGTTCTGCTTCCTCTAACTTGTCAAAGTCCTGCCCTATTTCTTCAGCCAGATCTCTACTAGCTTGTTCGATTAGAAATTCTTTTTCTCTGCCAGCAATAATAGCTTCGTTTAACTTGTTTTCTTTTTCCAGCCCCGATAAGCCATCAGTAATTAATTCGTTTAAAGTTTTATTTTTCTCTACAACTTTTTCTTCCACAAGTAGACGTTTAGCAATTTCTAATCTTTGTCCTTTTAAAGCGTTTATTTGGTCACTAACTTGCTTCGCTCCTGACCTTCCTTTACCGCTTCCTGTTCCTTTTAAAGCAGCTATCTGTGCGTTTATATCTGCAAAGGCAGGATTATCTGGGTTTTCTCTTACAAATTTTCTAGCTTCACCTGGGTCTACAAATGTTTCTTTGATTTTATCTCCTGCTTGGTTAAGCAATTTAGCTACTGCTGCTTGTACTTTTGTGAAGAATAAAGTAACGCTGTTGGTTAAATCTCGGAAGGTTTCTCCAAATTTTTGTAGTTCTGCTGCTTTATCTGCACCTATTTTTTCGCCTAACATTTCTAGGGCTGCGTTAAAGGCAGCTTGTTTGCCTAAGTTTTTCTCGATCACCTGTAGTCGTTTCTCTTCTACTGTTCCTGCTATACCCATTGCCTGTGACATAGCGGAAATGTTTGGATTTAGGCGGTTCATAGCCTGTCCAAGTTCGCCTATGCCGTTGATTACGTTTTGGATTGATTGGACTGCTGCTGTGGCTGCGATACCTCCTGCAAAACCACCCATCTGGCCGAACATTCCACCAATACCACCACCTAAAGCTCCTGCTGCTGCTACCCCTGGACCTTGACCAAATAACAGAGGAAAACCACCACTAATAAGAGCACTACCAAAATCGAAACCCCTAGTTGGATTTATTCCTGGTATTTTGGCTAACCCACTTACAAGAGGGTTATTCATAAATGTCCTTTTACCTCCAGCGTCACGAGACTGTCTATCAGATAATCTGGTAAAAGGTCCTTGAGCAGTAGATTCTTGGACAGTCAGCTTATTGGCCTGTAATCTTTCTTTGTTTTGGAGTTGTAATAGCTTCAACTTGCTTTCTTCTTTTGCTATACTTCTTCCTATTTCTCTATTTATTCGCTTAATCGTTCCAAATTCCTTACGATTTTGAGCATCTACAAGCTCGCCCATTTTTACTCGTAATTTATCTGTATTTACTCCTTTAGCCTCTAACTCTCTTAACTTCAACTCTATGCGTAATCTTTTTTCAGACTGCTTAGTGATAGTGTCGATACTCATTGCTGCCTGACCAGCACCTTTAGTAGGAGCCATTTGAGGTCCAAACTGTGCAGCAGTAAATCCTGTAGGTGCTCCTTTTAAGAATTTTGCTCTTTTTTCTACCTCGGTAGTTATACCTCTCTCTTCTTTTAACCTTAATTGCGTCTGTTTTATCTCCTTATCTGCTAAGAGTATCTTGTTTTTAGCTAAATCAAGGTTATCCTGCTCTGTTAAATTCTCTACTTGAGATAAATTATTGGCTGCTTCGGCTAATTTAGTGCCTTTTAACTTTAAGTCTAGATTTTTGCTTTCTACTCCTAAACCTTTATTTTGTATAGTTAGTCTTTTGTTTTGTAATTGTAGTAACTTCTGCTCTTCACTTAATTCTGACTTAGCAGAGCCACCTCCACCGCCACCTCCTCTACGGCCTCCTCCTGTTCCTTTATTTAATGCGTTTACATTTCTACTGATACTGGATAATTTATCCTCTAACTCTGATACCTGATTTAGATTTTTTACACTTACATTTATCTCAGCGTTATATGCCACGATCCAGTAAAAATTGAATATTTATCCTATTTTACATTAAATAAACTGATTAGCACTATCTCCTGCGTCTTATTTTTTCAAACTCTTTTTCCTGCTCTTCGTTTACTACTTGAAAGTACGCACTCCAGCCTATGAGTTCCTGTTCTGTCATTTCTCCTATTTCGTGGAGCGTTTTGCCTAATTCTTTGGCTACCCCAAACTTGAGCATCATCCAGTTATCTCTTTTTAACTGGCTGGCTAGGATTTTGGGTCTATTGTTTCTTCCTCCTCTGCATTTATTACTGCGAGCATAAGGGATTGAAGATCGCTGTCCTTGACTTCGTTTTTAAGAACGTCTATTTCTCCTGCGTTGAATAGTTTTGTTCCGTTTTCGTCTAACGCTTTGTTTATTAATAATTGTAAAGCAAAGCCATTTGAGTCATCGCTTCTTACTTGCCTTTGTGCCCTTTCACGCTCTGCCATTGTTAAAGGAGTTACATACATGACGAAGAGCGATCCATCGGATAGGGTTACTTCTTTTTTGATTGGGTCGAGATTCGCAGCTTTTCTAAGCCTGTCGAGAGCGTTCATTGTCGCCATAAATTTCATATTGCTCTTATTAGTGTACTTCATTATGCAATAAAAAACCTCGGATTGACCGAGGTTCATAATAATTAATAACTGCTAGTAAAATATTATGCAGTCTTAGATAGGTCGAATGTTGGAGCAGCACTAGGTCTGAAGGCTATCTCTACAACCTGTCCGTCATCTGGGTTTACATTGAAACTTGCAGAAGTGAGAATAATATCTGCCAAAATTGATCTACTTGCGTTCTGATCTACGTTAGCACCACTCATCTGACGATCAATATACAATCTAACTTTTGCACCAGCTTGCTGACGTTGGATAACATCTTCAACCATTCTGCTGGAAAGAAGAGTGTCATCATCTGTTGAGTAAACACTAGCAGAACCACTACCATCAGCGAAACCTGAGATGAAAGTTCTAAATGGTGCGGTTTGAGTAACAGTCTGACCAATACTTGTTACGTCAATTTCTGCTCTGGTTATCTCAAAACTCCATTCTCTTACAGATCCAACAACTAATGGTGCTGTAAATGTAATGCTTGCAAATGTTCCAGCGAGAAATGTTGGTGCTGCTGAAGCTGTTGCTGCTGATCCTCCTGCTGTTGTAGATACTGTCATCTCTCCAGTAGAAGCATCATAAGTTTTAACAAAATAATCTGCTGCTGGAATACAGTTAGTTACTGTAGATCCTGCTGGATATGCAAGT